GAGGAAAACGCCCACTTTCTGGTCAAGTACTTGGCGCGATTGAGATGGGTGGTTACGCGACAAACCAAGGACCGATCCCGGCAGCTTGGATGCGTGTTGTGGCAGCCGAAACTTGGTCCTACACCAATACAAACGGAACAGTGTTCCAATTCAGAAGTACTCGCGAGGGTTCCGGCAACGGATATGCTCAGGGTGGCATTGATCACATCGCCCAAATGAGCCATAATAGAGGCTTCAATGTTATTGCTCCTCCTGTTGCTTATGCCGATACAAGTAGTATGCTTGTGCTCAACTCTAATCAGACAAATGATGGTTGGGCATCTTACATGATCGCTTCTGATGGCGGAAACAGTAGAATGGTTATGTATGTCAAGGATTCGTCCGGCTCTGTCCAAACAATGTATTTGCCATACACAATTGGCGATGACGTTTCTGGTCTCTTCACATCAGTTAGCCAACTTGATTCTGACTTTACGACACTTAGCGGTTCTGTTTCGACAAATGCTTCCAGTATTTCTTCAAACAGCACAACAATCGCTTCTAATGAAAGTATCATCGGAGACATCCGTGATGCAGTCAATGCCGCCACTGATGGTAATGACTTGTTGAATAGACTTCAATCAATCTCTTGGCCATCCTAAGATAATCGGATAAGATAATAGCAGCCTCCCCTGGATACCTCCAGGGGGGGTTTCTTGTTTGGGAGACTATTTATTACAGTTTGGAGGTTGGGTATGTCAAATGGACCACAAATAAGAGGAACACAAATAAAAGACGGTACAATTACGGAAGATGATATTGGAACAGGTGCCATTAAGGTTGACGAACTTAGCTCAGAAGTAATCAGCGAGCAAGCAGAAATAACAGAAGTTGATGTTACTAATGATAGGTTGCTTATCTTGGATAATACTGATGGATCATTAAAGAAAGTCGCTCCTGAAAATATTTCATCAGGTGGTTCTGTATCTGGCGCTCTTACGACCGTGACCTCTATTGCCAACGACTCTCTTACCCTTGGTAGGTCTGACCAACAAGACATGCTTGACTTCAGCACCGACGATAGAATTAACTTTAAGGTTGATAATATTGAGCGATTCGCAATTACAAATAACAACAGAGTCCAAATTGCTTCCGCTGCTGCTCCTGCTGGAAGTACAGTTCCGGCACTTATTATTGGCAAAAATAATGGCACAACTCAGGGAACAGCACTTTTTGCAAAAACAACCTCTAGTACATATAGCTTTAGAACTGATTCCGATGGTAGCAAAGGCCAACCAGGAATCAGTGTTGCTTCTGGTGACGGCGCAGAATATGCTGGTATCCAAGCACACTCTTTATATCTCGAAGGCACTGGCGCAGGTTCCGCAAATGGCTACACGCTCTTTTCTAATGGTGGCATCCAGACGAGTGGCAACTTAGAAGTTCTCGGATCAATCATCAACGGCGACGTGACGATGAATACAGCAGTGTCAAATGCTCTTCTAACAGCGAGAGATGTCTCGGGCGGCGATCCTACCATCTTTGTCCAAGAGTTAATCAACCAATTGAATCTTTTGTAAATCAAACTATTTACTGCTAAGGAGGTCTATAATATGACTGAACACATTAAAAAGGCAACAGAAAAGGCTACCGAGGTAACAATGGCTGCTGTTGACAGAACACTTGAAAAAGTTATCTCTCGTAAGTTAACAGTTTGGATTGTCGCAACACTTCTTATGTTTAATGCGAACATTGATTCTGAGCATTGGTTGTATCTCAGTGCTCTTTATATCGGTGGTCAATCTGTTATTGATGCAATCGTAAAACTTAAGAACGGATAATGATTAATATTGATTTTGCCAGATTAGCAAAAACAATTGGCACATTCCTTACCAAAAACTGGCAAGGAGTGTGTCTCGTTATCGCTTTGGCTTTCATTCTTTTGACCAGAAACGATTATGCTTCTCTTAAGAAGAGTATGGATGCGATGTCCGAAAGTTATGAAGAGCAAATCCAGAAACTCCAAGAGATTCACGAAGAAGAATTGAGAAGAAAAGAAGAAGCAATCTTGAATTATCAAAAAGAAATTGAAGATCTAAACAAGAAATACACAGAAGCCAGTGAAGAACTAGAGAAAAGCAAAGAAGAAAAGAAAGAAGAGTTCAAGAATGACTTCAAGAACGAGCCAAGTAAAATTATTAATGAACTTGAGCAAAGATTTGGAATAAAATATGTTGACTAATCTATTAAAGTGTGCTATATTCTTATTGTTGTCGGTAACTTCTTTTGCTGACGATGGCAAATTCACTTTTGTTGAGAGAGGAAACATCTGCCCGTTCGATGGAATGCTTTTAAACGAAGATGCCGTTGCTGAAGTCTTGGCAAACGACGAGTTCTTAAAGCAGAAATGCGAACTTGACAAGAAGTTTGAGATTGATAAACAAGAAACAGAGTTCAAGTTGAAGATCGAACAACTTCAGATCACATTCGACTCTCAAAAGGAAAGGGACAAAGCCACTATCGAGGCAAAGACAAAAGAAATCGAGAAACTAAACGACATCATCAAGAAAAAGCCAGGAAGAAACGCTGTTGCTTGGGCAATCATTGGAGGATTTGCAGCAGGCGCAGCAGGAACAGTTGCTATAGTTTATGCGGTGAATCAATGAAGAAAGATCTAAACGAAATTGCTAAATACGAAATCGCCATTTCAAAGAAATATGGCAAAGACGCGAGAAAGCAGCCCAAAGCAGATTGGGATGAGGAAGAAGAGAGAGAATGCCGAAGACAACTCAAGGCTTTATACCAAAGTGGGCTTCGCCAAGCAGAGCGAGACGAAAAGGTAGAAATTGATGGTGTTTTAGTATCAAAAAAACTAATTAATAAGGATGACAACAGGGTTTGTCCTACATGTCACACATATTCGTTCAGTTTGCGTGATGATGTGTACATGGCAAAGTTTGATTGTTGCTTTAAATGTTACATTCAGTGGGTTGAAGGTCGAGAAGAACGGTGGAAAACCGGATGGAGACCAGGAGATAAATAAATGGCTACAACACTAGAAATCATTCAAGGAATTTCACAAGCGGCAGCAAACGCTTATGATGGTGCTCACGATGAGCGCTTTGTCAATGGCGAAGCAAAGAAGATTGGCTTGGCTAGAGAAGAAGGGTGCCCAATCATTGACTCAAGAGTCTCCGATGGATTCGGTGTTAAGCTTATCGGCAATATGCTTCAGATCAACTACGAAGCAAATGTTCGCCTTAAGGATGTTTATGCAGGAAATTTTGAAGAAGAATGTGAAATGAAACTTCAACAAATCGCAAACTTCCTCACAAAAGAATACAGAGCAATCACAGGCAGTGCCCTTACCTTAACACCAGAAGGTGAATGCACTTGTATCGTTCAGAACACAAGTCGTGTTAGAACATTTGTTATGGCTCACAGGCTCTTCAAGGTTGCTCAGTTGACACAAGTCGACACACTTGGAGAAGCAGTTACTAATCCAATGGATGTTAAATTTCAGAAGTTCTTGAAAGAGGGCTCATTCGAATAAGAAGGAAGAATGTCTTATAAGCTATCCAAAAAAGAGATAGTAAAAGAAATCGTCAAATGCGGTAAAGATCCGGTTTACTTTACAAACAATTATGCGAGAATTTCGCATCCTATTAAGGGACTAATTCCCTTTAAAACCTATCCGTATCAATCGGACTTGCTGCAAGATTTCAACGATTATCGATTTACAGTTATCCTAAAAGCTCGTCAGCTTGGTATTTCCACAATCGCCGCAGCCTATATTGTTTGGCTGATGCTTTTCTATCGAGATAAGAATATCTTGGTTATGGCTACAAAGTTTGCGACCGCAGCAAACTTGGTCAAGAAGGTCAAGGCTATTATGAAAAACCTTCCAGAATGGCTCGTATTAGCCGAGATATCAATTGACAACCGCGCATCGTTTGAACTCTCAAACGGCTCTCAAATCAAGGCTGCGAGCACTTCAGGGGATGCTGGACGTTCGGAAGCCCTTTCTCTATTGGTGCTCGATGAGGCTGCCCACATTGACAACCTTGAAGAGTTGTGGGCCGGGCTTTATCCTACGATTTCTACCGGTGGTCGTTGTATCGCTCTGAGTACACCAAACGGTGTTGGTAACTGGTTTCACAAAACTTATGTTGAAGCAGAGGAATCGGCAAATGATTTTCACCCGGTAATTCTTCCGTGGAACATTCACCCAGAGCGAGACCAAGAATGGTTCGAGCGAGAGACTAGAAACATGTCTCGAAGGGAAATCGCCCAAGAGCTTGAATGCAACTTCAATACTTCTGGTGATAGTGTTATTCATCCAGAAGATATCACCTATCTTGAGCAGCAAGTTTCAGAACCAAAATATAGAACTGGATTTGATAGAAACCTTTGGATTTGGGAGCAATACAATAATGAGAACACTTACTTACTTATTGCTGATGTGGCGAGAGGTGACGGTGCAGACTTTTCTGTTTTCCATGTTATAAAATTAGAAACCATGGAAGTGGTCGCCGAATATCAAGGCAAACCTAGTCTAGACTTGTATGCAGATATTCTTAACTCAACTGGTAAAGAATTTGGAAACTGCTTACTCGTCGTTGAGAATGTGGGTATCGGTATCTCGGTTTTGGAGAAGTTGATAGATCTTGGATATCCAAACATTTATTATTCCATCAAGTCAACTCACGAATTTGTTGAAAGCCACCAAGGCGAGAACCATGCCCATGCCGTCCCTGGGTTCACAACCTCGTCAAAGACAAGACCACTGATTGTCGCAAAACTAGAAGAATTCATCAGAAACAAACTAATTAAAATAAACTCCGTGCGTTTTACTAACGAACTGAGAACTTTCATTTGGAAAAACGGCAAGCCTCAAGCAATGAGGGGATATAACGATGACCTGATTATGGCTCTATCTATTGGATGTTGGGTCAGAGATACAGCACTCACTGTCAATTCGAGGGAACAAGAATATAAGAAAGCTTGCTTGGCATCTATGGTAAAAGTGAATACAAAGATTAATACTACGATACCCGGACAACAAGGGTATAAAAAGAGTGAAGCATTAGAAGAAAAAATGTTTAAACAACAAGAGGAATATAGAAAATACTCTTGGCTAATCAAAGGATAAATAATGGCAGACAATACAAAGAATCCAAACAATCCTCAGTCTGAGTTGTTCCGTCGCTTGACGAGACTTTTCTCCGGACCAATCACGAACTGGAGAACACAAACAAACAGAAAAATTAGAAGAATTGAGCTTGATAAATATGCAACAGAGTTCAGATCTGCTTCTGGTCAGCAATTCAAGAAGGCAGCATATAGTCCATTTGATGTCATGCAGAGTAAGATCATGGCAAATCAAAATAGGTCTGAAAGATACATCGACTATGACCAAATGGAATACATGCCAGAAATTGCTTCTGCTCTTGATATCTATGCAGATGAAATGACAACTCACTCTTCTTTGAGTCCGATGCTTCGTATTGACTGCCCTAATGAGGAAATCAGAGCAGTCCTTCATTCACTTTATATTAATGTTTTGAATCTTGAGCATAACCTTTTTGGATGGTCTCGCTCTATGGTCAAGAATGGGGACTTTATTCTTTATTTGGATATCGATGATAGAATCGGTGTCAAGTCTGTTATTCCTATTCCTCTCCGAGAAGTTGAAAGATTGGAGGGCGAAGATCCCACAAACCCAAATTATGTCCAGTACCAGTGGAACTCTGCTGGAATGACTTTTGAAAACTGGCAAATTGCCCACTTTAGGATTCTTGGAAATGATAAATATGCCCCATACGGAACTTCTGTTCTCGATCCAGCACGAAGAATCTGGAGACAATTGGTTCTTATGGAAGATGCAATGATGGCTTATCGTATCGTTCGTTCTTCTGAAAGGCGAGTTTTCTACATCGACGTTGGTTCCATCGCTCCGCAGGATGTTGAACAATTCGTTCAGAAAACAATTACATCGATGAAGCGTAATCAGGTTGTTGATGCCAATACTGGTCGCGTTGACCTTCGCTATAACCCACTTAATGTCGAAGAAGATTACTTCATCCCAGTTAGCGGTGGAGAGTCTTCGAGAATCGACACTCTTGCTGGTGGTCAGTTCACTGGCGACATTGACGATGTGAAGTATCTTAGAGATAAGATGTTCTCGGCTTTGAAAATTCCATCTGCTTATTTGTCGAGTGATACTGAGGCACAAGAAGATAAAACAACCTTGGCCCAAAAGGATGTTCGTTTCGCAAGGACAATTCAAAGACTTCAGCGATCTGTCATTACTGAGTTGGAAAAGATAGGCATTGTTCACTTGTATACTCTCGGTTTCCGTGGGGATGATTTAGTTAGTTTTAAACTCAAATTGAACAATCCGTCAAAGATCGCTGAGCTTCAAGATCTCGAAGAGTGGAAAACCAAGTTTGAAATCGCAGGTGGTGCAACAGAAAACTTCTTCTCCCGCCGTTGGATTTCTAAGAACATTTTTAATCTCTCAGAGGAAGAATTTGTTCGAAATCAAAGAGAAATGTTCCATGACCGAACATTTGAGGCAGAACTCGGTGCGGTCGCAGAGGCAGCCACGGCAGAATTTAATGCAGCCGCTGGAGCAGGCGGTGGAGAGGATCTGGACATCGCAGGACTCGGTGGTGAAGAGGGCGCAGGCGAGTTGGATCTCGGAGGGGAAGACACAGGTGGCGAAGACACTGGCGACTTAGATCTTGGAGGGGGAGAAGCAGAGGGGACAGAAGAAGGTCCACTCCTCGCCGCTCCTGCCAAGAGAGATGATAGAGATCGTAAAACAACAAAGAACTCTCAGGGCAAGCGAGCAAAAGGCAAGAAGTATGTTTCTACGGCTAAGCGCGGCGGAGATGGTAGAAACGGCAGAATTCAGAGTTACACAAACATTGCGATTCCAAAGCCAAAAGATGTTGTTTCGGGATATTCAGATATGAAACAACTATCTCGTGGAATTTACGAATCACAGCAAACTACTTACGACAGCGATGAGAATCTATTATTTGAAGTATCGACTGAGATTCGAAACTTGATTGCTGATCTAGAAAAATCGGAGACTGAAATAAATGAAAATGAAGCACAATAAAAAGCGTAATACTGCTTTTATCTTTGAAGCTTTGATTCGAGAGTTGACAAAAGCTGTTGTCGCTCAAGATAAGCCAAAGCAAAAGAAGATTGTTAAGATTATTAGAGAGAACTTTAAGGGAAGAACTCTTCTTGCAAAGGATCTTGAGGCATACAAAACCATTCTTGAGTCAAAAGATCTCGATAAGAAGACGGCCGAAAAGCTCATCTTTGAAGCAAGGATGATCAAGATGTCTATTAATCACAAGGTTCTTTTCGAAAAGCAAAGTGAAGTCATTGATCTTATTAACAAAGAAGTCTCACCAGAAGTTTTCAACAACTTCGTCCCGAACTATAAAGATCTAGCAACAGTTTTTCAGATTTTCCATCCAAGAACAAAAGCAAAACAAAGAGTTCTTCTTGAAAATCAAGTCATTGAAAATATGCTCTCCGGTGAAGCAAGAGAGAGAGAATCAATTAAGCCAATCGATAACTTAACATATAAGACATTTGTTAAGAAGTTCAATGAAAAGTATGGCGAATCTCTTCTCGCCGAGCAAAAAGAACTTCTCAAGCACTATATTGGATCCTTCTCAGATAATGGTATCGATCTCAAATCTTTCTTGAGCGAAGAGATTGGTCGCTTGCGCGAAGTTGTTGAAAGTTCAACCCAACTTGCAGAAGTTAAGCAAGATGAGACTATCTTAGAGGGAACACAGAAGGTTCTCGATGTTATCGAAGGAT